AAGAAATGGGTAAGTCCAGAACGATCTTAGCGGCTGATTTATTTTGCGGAGCGGGTGGAACATCGCAGGGGATACTTATGGCTGCGAACAGTCTCCATGCAGACCTTCACTTGCTTGCTATCAACCATTGGCAAGTTGCTATCGATACGCACAGCCTCAACCATCCCGAGGCGCAGAATCTTTGCACGGGCGTTGATGTGGTGGACCCACTCAAGCTCGTGCCAGGTGGAAGGCTCGATATTCTCTGTGCATCACCGGAATGCACTCATCATTCCGTGGCACGCGGTGGAAAGCCCTGTAACGATCAGAGCCGCGCATCTGCCTGGCATATCTTGCGCTGGGCACAGGTGCTCTACATTGACAACCTCATCATTGAGAACGTTCCCGAGTTTCAGAGCTGGGGTCCGTTGGGTGCGAATGGCCGCCCGATGAAATCGAAGCGCGGCGAACTCTTCCAACAGTTTGTTGCCAGTCTCAAGGCGCTGGGTTATCGCGCGGAATATCGCGTGCTGAATTGCGCAGACTATGGCGCACCAACCACACGCAAGCGGTTCTTTTTGATTGCGCGTCGAGGCAACAAAAAGATAGTATGGCCATCTCCTACGCACGTTCGCCCGGCCGCCAAGAACTCATCCATTCCCCTATGGCCAGACGACCGTCCGCATTGGAAGACGGCGCGGGAAATCATCAATTGGAAATTGCCGTCGCGTTCGATCTTTGGCCGCAAAAAGCCATTGGCCGATAAGACACTTCATCGCATCGAGGCTGGCTTGCGGAAGTTCTGCGGTATCGATGTGGACTTGCGGAAATGTGTGGCTGAGAACTTGCGACCGTTCATCGTGGTGATGCGTGGTACAGGGTTGGCCGCTGATGTGGATTCACCGTTGCCGACTGTAACAGCCAACGGAAACCACTATGCCCTGGTCGAGCCGTTCCCGGTGTTGTTCCGCAACGGACAAGGTGCACGCGATATAGATGAGCCGCTGGCAACGCTCACAACCAAGGGTGCAAACTACGGCATCGCTGAGCCGTTCATCGTGCCCAACTTTGGAGAACGTGAGGGACAGCAACCGCGCACTCATAGCATCGAGACTCCAGTTCCGGCCGTCACCTCACACGGCGCGGGCGTCCTGGTTGAATCGTTCCTGATGCCCATCGATCACTCCGGAAGCGGAGACAACGTAGCTCATTCGATCAATGCCCCGGTGGGAACATTGGTCACAAAAGAGAATCGCGCCCTCGTGACGCCGTACCTCATCACGGTGAACCACGGTGAAGGCGATACAACCCGGCGCGGACGTTCTGTTGATGATCCGCTGGGCACGGTCACCGGAAGCATGGGCGAGGGCGTGTGTGAACCTTTCCTAATCTCCTACTACGGCACAGAAAACATGAGCGCCGCCGATGATCCGGTGCCAACGGTAACCACCAAGGATCGCTTTGCGGTAGTGGAGGCGCGCCAAGATCGGTACATGCTTGACATTCGCTTCCGGATGCTTCAACCCCGCGAACTTGCGCGCGCTCAAGGATTCCCGGATAGCTATCAGTTCACCGGGAACCGTGAGGCTGTGGTCAAACAGATCGGAAACGCTGTGCCTCCGCCGATGGCCGCCGCTTTGGTTGGCGCGGTGATGGCATGACCCTTACTTTTCCGTGTGAATTCGGCCAGCCGCTTGCCCTCAAGTTGGGTGAGCGGTTTGGCCCGCGCATCGAGGCTGACTGCATTCACTTTCTCAACGGTGCGCCTATCGATTGGCGCATCACTCCCGACGAGTGGCGGCCTGGCATTCGTTCGGGTGTGGGAAAGTATATTGCCACGATCCATGACCTTCAACGGCCAGTGATCGGCGGAACGCGGGGAATTTCAGTTGCCGACGCCGCGCTTGAAACGTACGGCATTGGTTCGGCTACGGTGATCCTCAATCTACGCCCAGGAACCTTTCCTGAAACCGGATGCCACGGAGGTGAGTGATGCGTGATCTTGTGTTGCATCTGAAGTCTTGCTACTTCCAAGAAATCAAAGAAGGCAGAAAGCGGTTTGAATACCGTCTCGTGAAACCCTATTGGCAAAAGCGCATCGTGGGTCAGACCTATGACCGCGTGATCTTTTGGGATGCCTACAAGACCGGTGGTCCAGATACGGTGATCGTTTCCCCATGGCGCGGTTATGAAGTCCAGACCATATCCAACACGCTCACTTTGGACCTGATCCGGTTGAGGTATTTGCCATTCAGACCGTCGAGTGAGCGTGAATCGGGAATTTTCTCTACCTAGAAATGGACAGCCTCAGAAAACAAAGGATTTATTGCGCGGTTTTCGGGTTTGGGTGCGCAATTGGGTACATGGGCAGAAAAACAAGGTTGTCAGTGGCCGAGATTCGCGCACTTGAGCCAAAACAGGCTCGGTACATGGTCACTGACGGTGGCGGCCTGGGCTTGGAAGTACAGCCAAGTGGTTTGAAGAGCTGGCGCTTACGCTACAGACTCCGTGGACGGCCTGGGAAGATCAACCTGGGCCGTTTCCCTGTTCTCAGCCTTGCGGACGCACGAAAGAGGCGCGACGCGCTTCTGTCGGCCATCTCTGCCGGAACGTCTCCAGCCGAACAGCGCCGCAAAGAGAAACTTGCGGAAGAGCGCGGAGAAACCGTTAAAGCGTTCGGTGAGAAGTATTTGACCGGTCACGTACAGCGCCGGCGGCGGGATGTTGCGCCCATGCGCCGGTATTTGGAGCGAGACGTGTATCCGGTGATCGGCAACCGGGCAATCGGCTCAATCCACACGGACGATGTGCGGGAGCTGATCTTCAAGCGCGTTGAAGACGGCAAACCGCAAAGCGCGCTAGCTATCCGTAACTTGCTGAAAAGATTGTGGGATTACGCGCTTGTGCGCGGCGTTGCGGATAAGAATCCGTTGGCTGCGATCCCGGCCAAATTTGTGGCGGAGATGAGTGAGCGCAATCGATCACTGAAACCGCCAGAGCTTGCGGTGTTTGTCAAAGCCTTGGATGTGGCTCGGATTCGTCCCGATCTGAAAGCGGCTTTGTGGTTCATTCTGTTGACGTTGACACGCAAAGGCGAGGTACGGCGCGCGCGCTGGGATGAGTTCGATTTGGACAAAGCGGAATGGGCTTTGCCGGAAGCGCATTCCAAGACAGACACGCCGCTTGTAGTCCCGTTGCCACGCCAAGCATTGGAGTTGCTGAGAGCACAGCGCGCACGGCATCCACGCTCAACCGTTGTGTTTCCCATGCGCGGTGCCGATCACACACCCATTGCAGCCAGCACGCTCAACCGTGCGTTGAGCCGTATCCATGTGAAGATTGAGCACTTTACGGTGCATGACTTGAGACGTACAGCAGCCACCAACCTGAGTGAGCAAGAGTACAACACCGACGTGATTGAGAAGGCGCTCAATCACAAACTCAAGGGCGTGCGTGGTGTGTACAACCGCGCCCAATATGCCAAACAACGCGCCGAGATGCTGCAAGCGTGGGCCGATTGGCTGGATGAACTGAAAGGAAAGTGATGAGACTCATTGTTGCGATGGTGGTCGGCGATGCGATTGGCCTGTTACTTGGCGTTATTTGGCTGAATTGGCGCGCTTTCTGTGAACGCAGGTAAGACAGAGATAGAGGGCGGTTGCGGGATGGGACGGCTTGCGGGCCGGTGCGCAGTATGGCTTTACCTGAATATCCAGATTCCCGAAAGGGCCAACCGCCAACTCAGTGGTGACAGCGTGCGGGATGAAACTCAAGTGCTATGGCCGGATGAAGTGAGAGCCGGTCTGAATCGGACGCACCGAAAAGCCCACGACGGAGCGCCTGTCTTCACCACTGAAAGGGAGGATGACAAGAGCAAGCCATTGATAGGTCAGTAGTTGTGAGTCAATCAACAGATGGGCCTCAGCCGCTCTCGGGCGCGCGGGTCCTTCCCCCGTGTGGCCCGCCGAGGGTGACGCAGCAGCCCCCGTGTGCCCTAGCGCCAGGGATTTTTAACCCCATTTCCGTTTCCGCGCCTATGCCTAAGCCTGAAAACCCGCGCAATTACTCCGCTTTGCCCGTTTCGGACGTGGCTGAGTTGCTTGGAGTTACCGACCGGCAAGTCCGCAACTGGATCAAAGACAAGGGCTTACAGTCCAAGTCCGATCCGCGCGGTCGTCTGCTCGATTGGCCTACCACCTTGCAGTGGTACGTGGCCTTTCAGATGGACGAAAAGCGCGGAAATGGCGGAAATCGCCGCCCTGAAACCGGCCCGGATGGTTCCGAAGAGCCTCAAGAGACGTTCGATCAGGCTATTTTGCGTAAAACCAAGGCCGAAGCGGACCTGAAAGAGCTTCAACTTGCCCGCGAACGCGGCGAGGTTGCCTCTATTGCGGACGTTGAGCGCGTCCTGGTCGGCGCGAACAAGTCCATCCAGACCCGCATCCTTGCCTTGCCCTCCGCCCTGGCTCCCCAACTCATCGGCATTGACGACCGCAAGCGTATCAACACGATCCTTGAGCGGTATTGCAATGACGTTCTGAGCAACTGCGCCTCCATCGACGCCGTACGTGAGGCCCGCACCGCCCGGCCGGAGAGTGAAGAGGAATGACCGCCCGCCGCCTCTATGTCACCTCCGCCGAGGGTTGGGATTACCTGGGCCGATCTTTCCGCAAGGCGCACCGCATGTTCGCGCCGCCGCCTAAGCTCTCCCTGTCCGAATGGGCAGACCGTTACGCCTACATCCCCAAGGAATCGGGAGCCTTCCCCGGAAAGTTCCGTACCGACTTCGCCGAATACCAGCGCGGCATCCAGGACGCCTTCACCGATCCCGACGTGGAAACCGTCGTCATGATGATGGCCGCGCAAACCGGCAAGAGCCAGATACAGCTCAACGCCATCGGCTACTACGCTCATTGGGAACCCAGCCCCATCCTCTGTGTCCAGACCTCCGAACGCGAGGCGGAAAAGTTCTCCAAAAACCGCATCGCGAAAATGATCCGTGACACCCCCGTGTTGCGCTCTCTCTTTCCGTCTCCGCGTTCGCGCGATTCCGGAAATACCCTACTCAACAAAGAATTCCCCGGCGGCGTCCTCATCATTGCCGGTGCCAACGCGCCGGCCGGCCTGGCCTCCATGCCGATCCGCGTCTTGAGCCTTGACGAAGTGGACCGCTGGGAAGATTGCGCTGGCACTGAGGGCGACCCGGCCGATATTGCCGACAAACGCACCACTACTTTTTGGAACCGTATCAAGTCCATGGCCTCGACGCCGGGCATCAAGAATCTATCCCGCATTGAGCGCGCCATGGAATCCAGCGATAAGCGCCGCTACTACGTCCCGTGTCCGCACTGCGGAGAGATGCAGACCCTCGAATGGAAGCGCCTCAAGTGGGAAGTTGACAAGGTGGAAGGCTCCCGTCCGCACGTCCTCTCATGGTTCTATGTCTGCCTCAACGGTTGCGTCATTGAAGAGCGCGCAAAGCATGAGATGATCCGGCGCGGGGAGTGGCGCGCCACGGCGCAGAGTCACGACGGCAAGACGGCCGGCTTCTATCTCAACGCGCTGTACTCACCCGTCTTGGATTGGGTGACGATCATCCGCGAGTGGCTCGAAGCGCAGACCTCGCTTGAATCCATGAAGGTCTTTGTCAACACGCGCCTGGCTGAAACGTGGGAGATTCGCGGTACCGGCGCGAACATGTCAGAGCTTGAAAAGCGCCAGCGGTTCAACCATGAGCTGCTACCCGCCGGCGTCCTTTGGCTCACCGCCGGCGTCGATACCCAGGATGATCGCTTGGAATGTTCCGTTTGGGGTTGGGGCCTTGACGATGAACGCTGGTCCATCGAGCACAAAGTTTTTCCCGGCGATCCGTCTTTGCCAGACACGGACCCGGCCAGCCCTTGGGCCGCTCTCCGCGTGTACCTGTTGGAAGATTGGGAACACACCGCCGGCGTCACCATGCGCATTGCCGCCGCCCTGGTTGACTCAGGCGGCCATCACACCGAGCGCGTGTACGAATTCACCCGCAAGCATGAGATGCGCCGCTGGCACGCCATTGTGGGGCGCGCGGGCATTGGCCGCCCGCTGCTCAGCTCTGGAAGCCGCGTCGGCCCCTACAAAACCCTGCTCTACACCGTGGGCGTTGACACCGCCAAAGAGGACCTGTTCACCTCGCTCCGCGTCAAGAATCCCGGCGCTGGGTTTACGCACTTTTCCAACGCGCTTGACACAGAGTATTTCCGCCAGCTCACCTCAGAAAAGCTGGTCAAAACCACGCGGGAATTTGTGACCACGATGCGCTGGGAGAAAACCTCCGAGCGCAATGAGAGCCTGGATTGCGGCGTCTACGCCCGCGCTGCCGTCTCTGTGCGCCGGCCCAACTTCCGCAAGATCGCCCGCAGTCTCTTCCGCGCGGCGGAAAAGCTCCGCCTTGAGCGCGAGGCCGCCGGTATGCCAACACCCGCGCCCGCCGAGGAGTGCATCGGCTCCGATCAGGAATCAGCCGAAAGCGAAACGCCGTCCGATTGGGCACAGAAGACAGCCGATACAGCTGTGAAGCTGGCAGCCGTGCTCACCCAGGCAGCGAAACCCGCGCCCGTGCGCCGCCGGCCGTCCGCCGCATCCCGGCTCCGCAACTTTGGCCGCACCCTCTAAAAATAAATCACTCGGTATCGTGCTCGCCGTCACATATCGAGCTATGATTGCATCGTACGATACAAACAGAAAGTGAGGGCAGGACATGAACAACGCAAGGCGGAAGGCACTCACCACGATCAACGAACGCATCGCAGAATTTAAGGGCGTTTTAGAAGAGCTGAAAGACGCGGAGCAAGAGTATTACGACAATATGCCTGAGAGTTTCCAGGCCGGCGAAAAGGGCCAAAAAGCGGAGACAGCTGTAGACGCCCTTGACAGTGCAATCCAAAGCATCGAAGAGGCTGCCGGTTACCTTGATGAAGCGGTGGCGGCATGAAAGACAAGATCACAGAGCAGCAATACCTCGACTTTCAAGCGGCGTTCGATTTCTTCAACGCTCAACTCTTTGCGGACTCGCTGCCTCAAGTGCTTGTCACCCTCCAGCGCCACGCCAAGGCGCGCGGATACTTCGCCCCGGAACGCTTCCACGGGCGCGGAAACAAAGTCACCATCCATGAGATTGCGCTCAACCCTGATTGCTTTTGTGATGAGACAGACGAGCGCATTCTTTCGACGCTTGCCCACGAGATGGCTCACCTGTGGCAGCAAGCCCACGGCCGCGCGCCGCGCCGCTGCTACCACGACCGCGAGTGGGCGGGGAAGATGAAAGCTATTGGTTTGCAGCCCACCACGACGGGCGGTCCCGATGGCAAAGAGACAGGCCAGCACGTCACCCACTTTGTGGTGAAGGATGGTCCCTACGCCCGCGCCTATGCCAAGCTCAAGGCCAAGGGCCTCAAGCTCCGCTGGGAATCGCCCGCGCCCATGGCCGCCGAGGCCAAGGCCAAGAACGAAAGCAAGACAAAGTTCACCTGCCCATCGTGCGAACAGAACGCCTGGGCCAAGCCGGATGCCGTGCTGATCTGCGGCAACTGTTTCGAGGACGATCCCAGCGCCCCGCAAACCATGCTGGCCAACGTAGCATAATGCAAAGAGGAAGGTGAGACATGCACGATGAGTATCCAAGACCATGGCATATTGAAACCCCGGAAGAAAACGGGACAAGTCGGCATGAAATCGTGGACGCTTCCGGCGGTATGGTTATCTGTATCCGCGCCGCAAATCGTGCTGAGATAGATGTGTTGCGATTGATAGTGGAGCGCGTCAATTATGGTGACGATGTTCAATAGTCCTTATTTCTTCTAAATTCGCGCTAAATCGCCAATGTTGCCCATAGTCAAGCTATGGGCAACTTACTCAATCCAGCTACGCCGATCAACCAATTCTATGATTCCGATGTTCCGCTGGAGCCCACCGACCTCCGCGCCGGAGACTCATGGAATTGGGAGCGCGTGTTCCCCGATTTCCCCAGCGGACTCTACACGCTCTCCTACATCTTCAATAGCCCCAACAATCGCTTCGTGTTGGCATTTAATCCCGGTCCCATCACCGCCGATAGCGACGGCCAATCCTTTGACATTCAAGCCTCCGCCGTGAACACTGCTAACTGCCCATCGGACACTTATCAACTCATAGCTGTCTTAACCGGCATTGCGGGCACCACGGCCGCCGGTGAGCAAGTCACCTTGCCGTTGCAGGACGTGTGCGTGTCGCCAGACCTAGCCACCGCCACCGGCCCCGTGGATACGCGCACCAATGTCAAAAAGAACCTCGACGCCGTTGAAGCGTGTCTCCTGGGAAACACCGACCCCAGTGTCTCCGAATACATGATTAACGGACGCCAGCTCCGCCGTTTTCCCCGCGCCGACCTCATCAAAGAGCGTTCGTTTTGGCGCGCTCAATATAGGGCCGAACTCCGCGCCAAAGGGGAGTATTGCCCGCGCCGCGTGATTGGTTTCCGCTTCACAACGAGTTTGTAAGGGAGCCGCATGGCACACGTTGAACCAATCAATCGCAGCATCGTTTCCCGGTTTCGCGGCGCTTTCGATGTGTTCATGGGCAAGCGTTCGCTCACCTCCGATTCCACCCTGGCTCAGCTCGGCGGTTCCAACGGTTACTCCGGCTTTCAGGCCGCAAAGCAGAGCCGGATGAGTGTCGATTGGCCCTCCGCCTCGCGCTCCGCCGATCAGGACTTGCAAGTCGATCTGCGCAAGCTCCGTGCCCGCGCCCGCGATCAGGCTATCAATTCGCCCATTGCTTCCCGGTTCCTGGGCATGGTGCGCGCCAACGTTGCCGGCCGCCACGGCGTCAAGCTGGCGTTCAAGGTTGCCCAGGTACGCAAGAGCAAACAGAGCAACGGCCTCGATGAAAAAGCAAATGAGGAGTTGCGCCGCGCATGGCGTGAGTGGGGCAAGAAAGGCTCCTGCACCGTCTGTGGCCGCTACTCATGGCGCGAGGTGCAACGGCTCATCACAGAGAACACAGGGCGCGACGGAGAGCAGCTTATCCGCAAAGTCTACGTGCCCAAAACCGTCAACCCGTTCGGCTTTCAGATACAGCTCATCGACGCCGATCAGCTTGACGACAATTTGAACCTCATGGGCCGCGCCGATGGAACACAGATACGCATGGGCGTCGAGGTGGACGCCAACCAAAAGGCGCTGGCTTATCACATCTTTCAGGGCAACCCCTACGAGGCGTCGTTCGGCTCATCCAACCGCGTGCGCGTGCCCGCCGATCAAATCATTCACTGGATCGTGGCCCACCGCACGGGCCAGACGCGCGGTTATCCGTGGATGGCTTCCGGCATGGGTCAGTTGCGGATGCTTGACGGATACTTCCAGGCGGAGCTTGCCGCCGCGCGTATCGGCGCTTCCATCATGATGTCTATCGAAACAGCCAAGGACGCCGATCCCGACGCCGATGAAATTGAAGGCGACGGCATCAACGCCGATGGCTCCAAGGCTATCAACATCGGCATTGGCAGCGCCCTCGACCTCACGGGCACCGGGGCCACGCTCAACAATCACACGCCCACGCATCCCACCAATGCCTTTGACGCATTCACAAAGCAATCGGGAAGGTTGATCGCCTCCGGTTTCAACGTTCCCTATCACTCACTGTTCAACGATCTAAGCGGCGTTAATTACAGCTCCGCGCGCATCGGCGAGATGGAGGTACGCGAGTTTTGGATGGAGATGCAGACCTCGTTTATCGACAACGTGACAGAGCCTATCTATGACGCCTGGCTCGGCGCTGCTCTCCTCAATCAAGCCATCGCCCTACCCTTTGCGGATCGCAAGCGGTTCTGCGGTGAATTCATCAAGTGGGAGCCGCGCCGCTGGCCGTGGATCGACCCGCTCAAGGATGTACAGGCGAACACGTTGCTTGTGCAAAACGGCTTTGACACGCATGAAAGCATCCTCAACAGCGTGGGCCGTGACCTCGAAGAAACCTACACAGAGTTGGCGCGTGAACAGGAACTTGCAGACGACTTGGGGCTAGCGCTTGGCACCGATATTCGCGGCCAGGGCACAAGCGAAATCAACAACGAAGATGAGACGCCGGAAGAGGCCACCGGCGCAGAGCCAAAAGATAACGAAGAAAAGCCAGAGTCTCAGGCCACAACCAAACCCGCCAAGCCAAAGGCCGGCACAAAGCCAGCGCCAAACAAACCGAAAGTGAAACCGGCCCGTAGCCTCACGCGCGGAATGCACTCGGCCAACGCCGCGCTGTGGAACCTCACGAAAGAGGACGAACAATGAAGACACTGATTCGCATCGCACTTATCATCCTCGCAATGCTTTGCGGAGTCGCATCGCTCCCCGCGCAGATGCTGACCGTGGTTGCGTCAACTTTTTCCGATTCGACACAGAAACCCATCACGGGCACACTTCTACTTACCCAAACGCTTGCGAATGGCACGCCCACCGCATATCAACTCGGAGGCGGCGGTTGGCGTAGTGGAGCCTCCGTTTCAGTCTACGTCTCAGCGGGCGTACTTTCTATCCCGCTCCCCGACACGAGCCTGACCTCGCCATCCAATCTGTGTTTCCGCCTCAGTTCCACATCGCCGTCCATCATTCTCGGACCCGGCTATAACTGCCTCCAGCCCGCCAGTACGGGGCAATCATCCTGGTGTACCACCACTTCCGGTGTCACCGTATGCGACTTGGGAAAATACACGCCGCCTCTCGCGCCCCTTGTGCAGTCAGTTGCGGGACCAACCGGACCAACCGGACCAACCGGAGCCACGGGGGCAACGCCAACCGTCGCCGTCGGCCCAACGTCTGTTGGGGTTCCCGGATCGTTGCCGGTTGTCACGAACTCCGGAACACCGACTGCGGCCGTTCTCAATTTTCAATTTAGCGCGGCCGTATCCCCTTGCGTGATCCTCGCGGATGGAAACCCGCTGACCGTGCCGATGGCCAACAGCCCCGGCTACTGCGGCGAGGTGACGCTAAGCCACACCCTCTCCACCCGCACCGTGAACATCACCGGCCTGGTCAACGGCTCTTTCTTTGAACTCATCCTCATCCAGGATGCGACCGGCGGCGCGAACGCAACCGGAGGAACCGGCTGCGTTTGGTACCTGGGAACCGACAGCGGCTATGTTGCGAACTCGACGTTCAATCTCACCGCCGCCGCCAATGCGGCCAACATCCTCACCGGCTTCTTCGACGGAACCAACTGCTGGGCCAATCTGAGATAGCCATGACAGTCAAACAGTTTTTCACACTCACAGTCACACTCGTTTCCTTGCCGGCCCGCGCGCCGCCCAACCTCGCGAACCCGCGCTGCTTTAGCTTTCACACGTTTCGATAACCGGGTTCCACGGCAACGGGTCCATGCCGCCGGGTTGGCCCCTAACAAGTTCCCGAGGAGGGAAAATGAAATTGAAATTTGCTGTTTTCGGTTTGATCTGTGCATGTGCGCTGGCGTTGGCTGTTTCGTTTTCGGGCGCGCAGAGCGCACAGCAAACGCCCTTCGCGTATGACACGCTGGGCCACCCCATCTACGGCGGCCTCGATTGCGTCTCCAAGACGGCTCCGGCGGTTTGCGCCAACGACCTCACCGGCTCCGTGGTTGTGGCGGCCGGCGCTACCACCGTGGTGGTCAATGACTCTGCGGTTGCGTCCGGATCGCACATCATCGTGCAGGAAGATTCCTCGTTGAGCACCAACCTGGGCGTTACCTGTAACGCCACGCCGGCCACCGCGCCGCCCACCGTCTCTGCGCGCGTCATCGGTACCAGCTTCACCATCACTACAACCGCGCCTACCACCAACCCGCGCTGTTTCAGCTTCCATCTCTTCAGCTAACCGGGGTCCCCGGCGGCGGCTCCATGCCGCTGGGGTGATCTTAGAAAGAGCGTCAATGACTCCGTATTACGAACACGCGGGCATCACTATCTATTGCGGCGATTGTCGGGAGGTGTTAGAGAGGGGCAGCGTAAAAGCTGCCCTTCTCTGCACCGATCCGCCCTACGGTATAGGAGCAGCACGCAAAGCGCACTACGGTGATGGCGTCAAGCATCATAAAACTGGTCTGGCGGCCGGAAAGATGATTGCAAAACGCGATTACGGCGACGGCGCTTGGGACGATTCTCCGCCCGATGCGGAGCTGATAGACCTCATCCGCTCATGCGCACCGTACCAGATCATCTTTGGCGGCAATTACTTTCAGCTTCCACCCTCCAAGTGCTGGCTCGTGTGGGATAAGTTGCGCGGCAATACAGACTTTGCCGACTGCGAATTAGCTTGGACGAATCTCAACAAGAGTGTGCGCCGCATCGCTTATCGATGGAATGGGTTTCTTGTGCAGCCCGGTTGCAAAGATGTGCGCACCCATCCAACGCAGAAACCGCAAGACGTGATGCGCTGGGCCATCCTGCAAGCGCCCGATACATGTAAGTCCGTGCTCGATCCGTTCATGGGCAGTGGCACCACGCTGGAAGCCGCCAAGGCCCTGGGCTTGTCTGCCATCGGAATCGAGCGCGAGGAGCGTTACTGCGAGATTGCGGCTCAGCGACTCAGCCAGGAAATGCTCATCACTGTGTGACCCGAAATTAGCGGGCTTTTTCCATTCCGCCGCACAGTGAAGTTATGAGCACTAAGAGCATACCGGCGGCGCTTCCGATGCAGTATCGGGCCGCGAAAGTCGATGCGGAGCCGAAAGAGGGCGAACGGCTGTCTGGCCCCGATCCGGGCCGGTTTCGCTTTGCCGTCTCCAGTGAAACCCCGTATCTGCGGAATTATTGGGAGGGTGCGGCGAATGAGATTCTTCAGCACGATAAGAAGAGCATTCGCACGGGTCGCCTCGATTCCGGCCAGGTTCCCAATAACTTCAATCACGATCCCAATAAACAACTCGGCGTTGTTGATAAGTACGAAATCAAAGACGGCCGGCTTGTGGTTGAGGGTCCGTTCAGCCGCTCGGCGTTTGCGCAGGAAAAGCGCCAGGACTACGACGACAAGATTCTCACCTCCGCTTCCGTGGGTTACCGCGTTCACAAGATGGTGCGCACTGAGGATGAGGACAACCCCGATGCGCCCGACGAATGCCGCGTGACCGATTGGGAGCCGTTCGACGCATCGCTTGTCACCGTGCCAGCCGATCCCACCGTAGGCGCTGGCCGCGCCGAATCCGGTACTGAGAATTTCCCGGTTGAAATCGAAACCGTCTTGCGGCGTAGCGCGACACCCGCGCCCGCTGCACCTGGGGTCCCCACGGACAGGTCTTCGTCCGAGGGGAAGGCATCACCCGCAATCGTTGTTCCACCCGCACAGGAGAAAAGCAACATGGCCGAAACGGCTGAGAAAACCGCAGCGGAACTTGAGCTTGCGCGGCGCAATGACATCATGGCCGTTGCGACCGATTCCGATTTCCGCAAGTACGTCACCATTGACGAGGCTCAGAAGGCCATCGCCGACAGCACCTCCTCGGACAAGTTCCGCGATCTGGTCTCGCGCAAGATTTGCGCGGCCAACGATGCCAGCAAGGTGGGCACCGCCGGCAGCAACCTTTTCGGCGAAATGGATAAGTCCGATCAGAAGCGCTTCAGTGTCTTCCGGCTTGTCCGTTCGCTCACCAATGCGGCCCGCCCCGGCTCGTTCTCTGCCAGCCTGTGCGATGCGGCCCTTGAGCGCGAGTTCAGCGATGAACTGAAAAAGCGCCTCAAGATCACCACGGAGGGCCCGCTGATTCCGGACTCCATGTCGCGCGCTTTGGGTACGCAGGGCATCGGTAGCGGAGCCGGCCAGATTGCGGTGACATCCGAGGCCGCCGCCGTGGCAACCTACACGCGGCCGGAAGTGATCGAGATTCTGCGCAATCGTCCGCGCGTTGAGCAGCTTGGCGCGCGCCGCCTGGGCGGGTTGACCGGGGTTATCCGGTTGCCGCGTCAGTCCGGTGCCGGCACTGCGCAGTGGGTGGGTGAGGGCGCGGCTGTTACTCCGTCCGATCTCTCCATGGATTTCATTTCCGTCACCCCGCATCGCATCTCGACTCAGACCGCATGGACCGTGGAACTGTTGGCTGAAACCGCGCCCGACATTGAGGGCCTGGCCCGCGCCGATCAGGACAGGGTGATTCTGTTGGCTCTTGACCTGGCTGCGCTCAGCGGTCCCACCGGCGGCGCAAACCCGGTTGGCCTGATGAACCTCACCGGCCTCACGCTGCTTTCGCCTTCCGGCACCGCATTCGGTGACGGCGGCAAGCCGCTCACCTGGGCTGACATTCTGGCGTTTGAATCCACCGTTGCAGCCGCGAACGCGGATGTGGCCACCTCCGGATTCATGTTCACGCCGGAAGTACGCGCCCAGCTCAAGGCAACGCCGAAGTTTGCATCCGGCTATGCTCTCCCGATCTGGGATGACGGCCCCAAGGACCCGCTGGGCATCGACACCCAAGGCCCCGCCGGCTATCGCGCCGCCGTCACCAACCAGCTCGCCAAGAACGGAACCAAGGCGGGAGTAACCGGCTCCATCCTGCACAACGCCGTGTTTGGCGATTGGGGCCAGTTGATCGTTGCCGATTGGGGCGCGCGTGAGGTGGTTGTCGATCCGTACACCCAGGCCGCCAGCGGCGCGATTGTTGTCACCCAGCGCGCGCTGCACGACGTTGCTTGCCGGCACGTTGCCGCCTTCGTTGCCAACCCCTACATCGCAATCAGCTAATCGAACCGCAACACACCAACCACAACACGCGGGGCCGCAAGGCCCCGCATAACTCAGTTCAAATTCTCACGAGGTAATCGATGCTTACAGCAAACAAGGGAAATAAGAAGGTCAACGTCGTGCTGCGCGTTGACATGGTTGTGGACGGTGAGCGCATGGAAAAGGGCGAAGTGGTTGAGATGTCCGGCCACAACTTCAAGTACCTTCTCCAACACGACCGCGTGGCCGAGGCTACCGGCGAGAACGTCTCCGCCGTCAGAGCGGAAATCAAGTCCGCCGAAGAGGCCGCCAAGCGCGCCGCGCAACCGTCCACCGAGGAAGTTCTCAAGGCCCGCATCGCCAACCTCGAAACAGAGCTGGCCGTCGCAAAGAAAGGCAAGTAACGTGACGGCAATCACCCTCCTTCAAGCCGGCGTTTATAACGGCCAGATTCACAACGCCGGAGACACGGTGGACGTGTCCGACGGAGACGCGGCCTGGATCGTCTCCGCCGGGCGCGCGTCCCTGGCCACAAGCGCCACGGTCACCGCCGCAACCATCGCGGCCGACGCCGCAGCGGTCGCCGCCGCGCAAACCCAGCTTACCGCCGACGAATCCACCTTCAACGCTACGCAGGATGCGTTGACGAACAATCCGAACTTCTAGGCGCGCTCAATGTTTGGTGATTCCGATCTGTCTGTGTTCTTTGGTGATTTCGGGAAAGAGTCTCCCGTGATCTGGAATAACGAGCCGGCCGTGAACGGAATCCTTGACACGTCCACCGATGTATTCAGCCACGGCGGAGGCCCTGGCGGATTCGAGCGCAACACGATAGTGCTGCACATCCCGTACAACGCTTTCACGGCCACGCCCAAACCTCTTGACCCCATCACCGTGGGCGGTGTCTCGTACACCGTCCACTCCCTGCCTGAATCGCGCGACATGCAGGTTACAGAGCTGTATCTCAAGCGCACATGAGGCATTCATGCAATCCGGATTAACGAATCGAATGTTGCACGTTGAAAGGAACGTCAACCATGAGCAAGAGCGTGAACTCAGTCACCCTGTTGGGCAACGTAGGCCAGCCGCCGGAGTCGAAGCAATCGCAAAATGGAACGTTGCGGACGACGGTCTCCCTCGCAACCAACGAACGGAAGAAAGTTCCCAACAGCGATAAGGCGGGGCCGCAATGGGAAGATCACACCGAGTGGCATTCGGTGATTTTCTTTGGCCGCCTGGCTGAAATCGCCCGTGACTATCTCCGCAAAGGTTCCAAGGTCTACATCTCCGGCCGGCTCCGCACCATCTCCTGGGAAGACGACACCCAACAGAAGCGTTGGAAAACCAACGTCGTTGCTGAGGAGCTTGTCTTGCTCGACGGCAAGGACTCCAGCCCGGCCAAGGTTCCCGATGAAGCGTACAGCGGGGCGTTCTGATGAGCTTCACCAACCGCCTGTTTATCTATCTCGGCGCGGTCACCGGCGCTCTCCAGAGCCGCACCACATGGCGCGTCCGCTGGTACGTCATTCATACCTGCTTTCGTGAGTGTTTTGGAAAGGGAAGGTTTCTCTGATGGCTCAGACCATCTGGACTCAGGCCGCAACAGCCATCATGACCGCACTCAACGTCACAGGCGCGCCCGCTACGTTCTACCGGGCGCGCTTTGAGGCGGTGGGCAGCACTGAAACCGCCGGAAACCTCTACCCCACCAAGATCGATTGCAAGTACGAATGCGCCCAGGACTCCGTAAAGATCGACGCCACGATGGTGGTTCGCGCCAATATCGCGGCAACCAGCGAAGTTGACCTGGCCGCCGATCCCATTGTGCTGTGGGCATGGCAGCGCATCCGCATCGATCCTACCCTCGGCCAGCTTGTGGAAGATGTCTACGTCGATAACATCGAGCTAGGCTACGTGGATAAGTCCGCAAGCGACCAAGTTTGCGTAGATATGACGATCCGGGTTGAAGTAGAGGTAGGACGGAATGACCCGTCAATCAATAAGACGTACGGCTCTCAGTTGTGAGCCTGGAGGAATAAGAAATGTCTTTGCTTGTGCCTACAGTAACCGTCACCCCAGCGCCTACTACCGTCACCGC